AGAGAGGCAGCGAGCCACACCAAGAGAAAAGAAACTCAAGGTACTTCTTCAGTTCTTGCCGGGATGGTAACATTCTGGCACGGATTGCGGAAACGGTTCAAAGCTTCCCTTGTCACCCGACCGGTACCCGTAAGGTACCCCTCGCCCATAGGGAATGGGAATCGGCCCTTTGACAACGAAGGTTCAGGGGTGAACCTACGCATCTTCTTTACCCCCTCCTTGAGATAACCAGTTAAGCTGGAGCTATCCATGGGTCCTTAGTATCCTGTCTATTCACGACAGAACGGGATGAATCCCTAGTACGGACCGAACAATTGAGTTCGATCCTTAACTAACCTTGGTCATGAACTGCCTAGTTAGCTGTGATCAAGGAGGTGATTGTCTTTTCTCGGTATGATCGTGAGAGGCGGGCCCTACTAAGTATCTCTGGAATTACTGTCAGAGTTGTTTCCAACCCTAATAATAACCAAATATACGGTTGGGCCACCTGTGAGCAGTAGTGGCTCTATTTCCTAAGGAAGGGATCGGAATTTTCGTAGCTAACCAAGGGACTCTAGGAGTCAAATGGTTGAGTAGCTGGGATGAGCTGAGGAAACCAAAACTCACTCTGAAATCTATTCGGGTCACAGCTCGCCGAGGCAATCTGCTCCGCCGAAAGGCAAAGAGGAGTAGGTTCTGACCATCATCACTTTCAGCAAAATACTATGAATTTCTTCACAAATATTCTGCCGTCCGTAACTTTGTTCATTTCAGCCCGTAGTTTTTCAACTACGTCGGCTTGTAGCCAACGACCAGATCATCACATGTTCAAGTTATTAGATTGGGATCAGATTTCCAGCGGTAAATACGCTGTAGTCGACCCTCTCGATACTTCGAACATCCTATATCTGTCCCACCGTGAATACGTCATCCAATCTCGTGTTGTCATGTCCAGTGATATGACACTTGTTGTCTTGGCTACGCCAAGGGACAAGAAACCAACATCTTCAAGCACTACTGCTTCCTCTTTCGATACCGATCCTAAAAACTCCCCCCGTGCCACGTTCCGGAAACGTCAGAATCTTCGAAGAGAACATAGTCTTTTTGTGTCCTCGGATCGTGAGAACCGAGTTGGTAGACTACGGTCTGCCTTTGAATCGATCATGTTGAAGTATACTTCGACAAAAATCGGTTCGAAGAAACAACTCCGGACCATGACTCCGGGGGCTGGAAAGGGTGAGCGTGCAGTTCCTATGATTGCGTTCCACCGTGGAAACATGGCGGAACTAATCCTAGACTGGGGCTCACTCCTCTGGTTTAGGTTCTTCGGAGTCAAGGCCTCAAAAGCTTTCAGTAAGAGTCTAGTTTCACTAGGCAATTCTTTGGCTATTTTGGTTCACCATCAGGGTCAGCTTCAGACGGTTCTTCGTCTCAAGATTACTTTACATTGTGTACTAGCCTATGTGGCTGGTGCTCCAATGGAAAATACTCAAGAGCTTGGAATTCGAATAAAGTTGATTCATGGTTTACCGGCCTCTCTTCCTGCATCCACACGTCAAGCGATCAGATCCGGGAACATTGCTGTTCTCAGAGTCTGGGTGAGCTTGTTGAATATTTATCGAGGTCTGGAAGCAGAACATCCTCCTGCCGATATAGGTGCTATAACAGCGCCTCGGTGGGATGAATCTGAATCCATACTCTTTGAACAGTTCAAGAGCTTCTGTACTTGGGCTCCTTTTCAGGTGTTCCCAACACTACAGAAACTACGTGAGGATCCAAATAAACTAATTCCTCAGAACCCCTATGCTTCCTCCAAGAAAGGTCCTAATGGCCCGGCATTAAATGCCTGTAGAGCCGACCTTTTCTGTTGGTTGCTTAAGGGCTCCTGGAAATTAGGTTATTTCGAGAATCGCAAGATTACCCTTGATAACAGTTACGAGGAATTTCACCATTGGATGTTTTACCTTCAGGACAGTTTTGATCCTGTCCTCCGGGCTACTGAGCTCGGAGCCTATATGGCTGAGGTAGATGAGAACATGTTCTCAATCGTCCGTAATATGGTGCAATACTTCGAACCTGAAATCGTAGGTCCTCAAATAGTTCACACAGACCTAAAAGGTCTGTTTGAAGCTAAGTGGGATTATTCGGATGGTTTGACTAAACCCAGATGGGCTATCAGGGAGGGTCTCGAGGCTCCGTCTTTGGCAAAATTAGTGGCTCTCTATGAGCCTGCCGGTAAAGTACGGAACATCGTTACCTTCGACTGGTGGTCCCAAATGCTATTCTCGCCAATCCATAAGGCTTTGATGGAACTGTTAAAGACCCTATCATCTGACGCGACTTTTGACCAGGATGGCGCTGTGCATGCATTCTCTCATCGAGGATACAAGTACATTGCTTCTCTTGATCTTAAGAGCGCCACTGAATGGATCCCACAGCAGCTCTATCTCTGCATAATGGACGTGATAATAGGTCCAAAACCTGCGAAGCTCTGGTTGGATCTTCTGACTCTGCGGGATATTACTCCCGTAAAGGACTTCTTCGTCGCCTGTAGGGCAGCTCCAGTTCGGTATACACGGGGACAGCCCATGGGGGCGCTGTCCTCCTGGTCAGCAATGGCGATTCTTCACCATATGCTGGTCCAGTTTAGTGCCTACTTAGTTGGTCACTTTCCTTTCAGCGATTACTTAGTCCTAGGGGATGATATTATCATCGCCGAGAAAGAAGTTGCAGAATCCTATAAATACGTCTGTGGAGATTTAGGTGTGAAGATAGGGCTACCGAAAAGCTACGTTTCCCGTAAGGGATTCGGAAACTTCGCGGCACAGTCCTTCCTCGGTACTGAGAACATTTCACCGGTATCTATCTCGGAAGAGTTAGTTATCCGGGGTCCTGCTCCTCGTACTGAGCAAGCACTGAGATTCCTAAGACGAGGTTTTTGGTCATTGGGTGACGCCGGTTGGCTAAGTGATCTACTTAAGCTTATGCTTCACAAGCCTGCTTACGAGCAGGTAGTGAGCAAAAGACGTAAGGGACACTTGGATCCACTGGTCCAGGTAGCATTTATGGCGGTCTTTGGAGTTCCGGAACGAACGAAAGTTCATTCTGCTGAGATCCAAGGATTTTCTATACTGAGCTTCTTTGGAGGGTTAAACCTCTCAATGAAGTTCTTTAGTATGCCATTTATGCAAGCCTGGAGTGGCCTGATAGGAGACTCGGTTCAAGTGAAGGAGATGTTAATCTCTGCTTTGCTGTTAAAGGCGAAGCAGTTGATGAAACAATTCCAACCCTTGGACGAGCGTCTGCAAGAATTGACCTCTATGCTGCAAATGCAACCCGTTACGGGTTCCATCACAGCGTATCCGTCAGACTTGTTCCTTCCTGAGCGCCAATATCTTCGGCATGTTATATTGCCTTACGATACCTTCGAGAGGACCTTACAAAGGTTTCTCTCTTGGGAACGGAAGTATTTGGACTTAGTGGGAGCATGTCTTGGATTAGAGGATCCATTCATGGACTCGCTTCGTGCCGAGCAATTCATTGGTATACCACTGGATGTGGCATATCAAGGATTACTCGAGGCAGAGAGTGAGCTTTTGGTTTCTCTTGATTCACTCCTGGGGAAGGAGGTCCCAGTCCACGAAGTGGACCCGGACGCAAGTGTCCGATCTCTCGATCGGCTACTGCAGAATCTCGAGCACCTGAGCGAAATAGCCCAGATGCCCTCTAGTGTTCTTGACCCCAACGAAGTTCCAGAGGAATGGCTCCGGAATACCTTAGTATTCACAAAAAGCCACTAACACCTCGAGGTTACAGATGGTGAGCTGGTTGCTCAACAACCCGCAACGAGGGAGGCGTCAATCCCGTCCTG